CTGGTGTTTGAGAGAGGCCGTAAAGAGCTGCATCGCAAACGAGGTCTTCTTCTGTCATGTTTATCACACTTGAACATTTGCGAATCGCATCATCTCCAAGCACTCTCATCTTGAAATTATCCATAATCTCTTTGTAGGATGGAAAACGCCCAAATGCTTCTTTCCACTTTCTACAGAAAGTGTATATTGACACTTTCGCAACTGTGTGACAGTTAAGGATTGTTGTTACATACGAACCAGACGCATTGCCTTTGTCAACATGGTACAAGTGACCATCCATCGTGTGTAGGCGAGCACTAAGAGTATCAACCAGCGCATCTTTCACATCTGTTGTCAGAGAATTGCGAAAAACGCAGTTGACAAAATCAGCAATCATGACACGTGGGGTTGTTTTATCAAGAGCTTTGAAATCCGCATTGAAGTATTCACCTTCAATGGAATTCATCTCGAGCATATGTGCCGAAGCATCAAGATATGGATTCGTCCCAATGCAATACATGTGTGTCTGATGTTTCAAGACGACATTCTCCATGAAGAATCCGAAAAATGTTTTAAGCACCATATTAACAGAAAGGTCAATCTCGTTGAAAAGGCGAACTTTACCTTCATGCACTTTGTTTGATGGCAAAAGTTCCACTTTGGCGTTGTCCTTGCAAATCATAAGTATGCCATGACCATCTTTAATACTTGAGAGATACTGGTGATAATCATTAAGCAATTCACGTCCTGCTGAAGTTTCCTTATTGATAACATAAAACGGGATTTCGTTCGTTTTATTAACATTACAGAAAAGGATGTCGGGTCTATCTGATGGACGTTTGCTGTGAATTTTGAAGTATTTCTTCATTTTTGGTCCAGCAGATGTTGTCATTTCTAGACCTTTCAAAACCCCTTTCTGATTTATGACATGATGCAACGGAAATGATTCATATTCCCCATAATTGAACTTGTAGTACAAGGCCAATATTTCACTTGAGTACTCATCAATATCTTGGTCAAATTTCCCTAGTTCTGGAAGCAAGATTGAGTACTTAACAGCTTGGGAAAAGAGAGGGATGGTTCTACCATGTTTGTCTTGGTATAATTTAGACATATCTTTAACATTTTCTGTTGTTATAGCGGCTGGCATGGTTTCACATTTCAGTGATATATCTGCGACATCAATGTAGTGTTTTTTGTTGTTTGGCTTAGAATAGAAACAGAGTTCTTTAGAAAAGCCATAAACTTTCAAAGGGGAAACTCCTTCAAAAGAGCTTTGAAAGATTGGTTGAGAGAGGGCTTCGTGCATCTTAGCATCGATAGCTAATGTCCTGTCAATAATGGGGTGATATGCCATGTGTAAGAGTGAATTCGACTGAATAAAAGATAAGTCGCTGGCCACAAGACTAGAGAACCAACCGCTTCCTGCTGCTTCCGATACTGCGCAATGTATCCCCACAATTTTGAACTCGTTATTGTGTCTGGTAATAAGTGGAAAACCACAATCACCTGTTTTAAACACACTTGACGGATTGTGCATTCCTATAAGCGAGAAACGCCAGTGTTGTGAGGACAAAACGAAAAATGGATTGTTCTTGTCAATTTTGGACTGAGACACATACGGAATAAATGTGAGAGCAGCCGAAACCATAAGAGGAGCGTTTGTTGGACGAACATACCACCCAGAACGAACTTCTTGGAAATGTTCTTCATCCAAGAGCATTTTCCTAATGTCTTTAACGTAAGGGAATTTGAGGTCAGTGACTTCAATAATAGCTAAATCGCGCGCTCGGTTGATATTAAGTATCCGAGCGGAATATGTTTTACCATCCGAATCGACAGTGACAATGGATGTTTTGTCAGCGAAGATATGCGAAACAGTCATGAAGACGCGGTCATAAAGACCAAGTCCATAGACTATTCCTCTACCTTTAACGCGAACATAGTTAGCTTTAAGTGTCTTCGTCAAAACTTCTAATGCACTTTGTTGTTGGTGTTGCGTTTCAACTAATGTTAAGTTGTTGCTACGTGCGTTTATAAGAGCGTTTTGAACCCCTTGTCTATCTGTCAAGATTGCGGCGGCAATTTTATTGACATCAGCATCGTGGAGAGCTTGCGTGAAAAATGCTTCAGTGTCGGGGATGGCATTTGCACGCCATTCATTTTCCCATCGATCCCATTGCGTTTCCTTTCCCATTGCATAAGCTTCATTGCGAATAATGGCAGCTTGTGATGGATCAACTAAAAGTGTTGATTTGTACTTAGATATTAGATGTCCAATATCCTTGTCACCGTGCCAGCTAGTAGAATCGACAGAATTGGCTTCCACTTCTTCCTTTCCAGAAGAAAACATCTTGCACATTAGTGTGATGATTCCAGAAGTTGCAAGAATCGAAGCAATCCCTGTGATGAGAGAAAGAGCTTTATTGTCCTTTATAAAAAGAACAATTCCTTTGCTTCGTAGTTCCTGTTTCTTTTCTTCAATAGAGGCAACCCAAGCCATGTAATGAATCATAGGATCTGTGTCACCCACTTCTTCCTTGATGTACTTATTAATAGACACCATCGTATCATAAGGAAGCTCGCGATGTCTTTCAGGGATAGAACCCGTTCTCACAAATGTGGTGTATTCTGAATAAGTTATATTTCGCATTTGATCAGCAAAAATGAAGTGAATCAGACGGTTGTGAGGATCGTGCATAATTTGCATGCTGTCCATAATCGGTGTTTCACCTACATAAAGTAGTGAATCAGCAATGACGAGAGTTCGGCCACTATCTTTAAAAGACAGTTTTGCCTTAAGTCCAGGGTGTACATTGTTGAGGACTGTCGCAATAACTTCAGCTTGGTCAAGGAGTGTTTCTTCATCTGTTATTTTCCCACGAGCAACCTGATGCACTGAATCATAGTACTGTGATATTTTAGTGTACAATTCAGATGTGAATGCTATTTTGCATCCGTTGTGAGTCTTGATGCAACTCAACAAGATGTTGGTGGCTGAGCTGAACGTCATTGTGAGAGCTTGAATATTTTCACAAATGACTGTTGCGTCAAATTTGTCTTGTGTTTCAGGGTATGCGTAGTTAACCCGTCGAATGATGTGTTTTTTACCAATAAATGGTTCAAAGCGGCGCATAGCGAAGCTTAATACTTCACTTCGTGTCAGGAGCACATTATCTTGGTAGTATTCCCCCATGACAGGAATTGTGATAGTCAATGCAGAAGAAGTACAAGTTGTACCATCATCAATCTTGATGTGTCCATCAAGACCGATCCTGCGAGCAATACCATTGGAAACTCCAAGTGTATTGAAATTCCAGTGTGTCATGGTTTTTCCAGTGAAGATAGAACGTATGCGCGTTCCAATTGTCTTTTGTTGTTCATATACATGATTTGTACATATAATATAGGTGTTGTCAGGATGTCCGTTGTTAATCCATTTGAGATAATCAGCATAAACACTATTAAGTGGTTCGAGCAAATCATCCACAATATAAACACCTCGGATGCGTGGTGGTTTGTCGAAATTTTCGACAGATTCAACACACCATCCAACATACTTAGTTGTGATGTACGAAGCTATTGACTTAGCCAATGTTGTTTTACCAGATCCAGGTGGTCCTTGGAGCCGAATAATGTTGAAACTTTCATTAGCATTAGCTTTAACTTGATGCGACATCAATGATTCTAAACGCGTGATACGCTTAGAGTGTTGGTTGCGCTCAATAAGTGGTGTTGTTTTTCCTTGCTCAATGAGTTCTTCTTCAGTGAGAAGTGCGTGTTCCAAGAAGCGTTTTTCCCGCATAGCGAGTTGGTGGATGATAGTGCCAATAACCACGTCAATGCTGATCGTTTTTTCAGTAACTTCTTTTATTGAACCATTTTTAGCGGTCAATAACTTGAACTCAAGGTGTGAGAAGTCAGCG